ACTTCAACCGTGACTGTGCGATGACCGAATTACTTAAACGTGAACAACTTATATGACATCAAAAGACTTAATACACGTGGCAAACATTTTGCTTGACTGCGAAGAGATGGATGAAACACTGGGACACATTCAAAAGCAGTGCCGACGCTTCGGGCTAAAAGAAGTGCAACAGGACATAATAAACATCGTAAAAAAGTGTAAGATAGTTTACACCACCGGCTCTGTGACATACGATTTCGACGAGGGTACAATGGTATGATAAAAAAACGTAACTTTGCGATATGAAGCTATCTGAAATACACATAAACCCGTCCAACCCCCGATTAATAAAGGATGATCGCTTTAAGAAACTCGTAAAGTCTATTGAAGAGTTTCCGAAGATGATGGCACTGCGGCCTATCGTCGTGGACGCTGACGGCATGATACTGGGCGGTAATATGCGATTTAAGGCACTGCAAGAGTTAAAGTATAAAGATATACCTGACGCATGGATAAAGCAGGCAGATGACCTTACAGACGACGAGAAGCGCAGATTTATCATTGAGGATAACGTGCCGTTTGGGGAATGGGATTGGGACACGCTTGCAAATAAATGGAACGAAGATGAACTAAAAGAATGGGGTATTGATCTACCTGTATTTGAAACACAACCAAACAATAGTGATGAGCCGTATACGACGAAGATAAAATCTCCGGTTTATGAACCTAATAATGAAAAACCACAATTAATAGAATTATTTGATGAGGGTAAGTCTGAAGAACTTATAAAAGAGATAATGAACTCTAATATTACTGCTGAGGATAAAAGGTTTCTTATTTCAGCAGCCAAAAGGCACGTTATTTTTAATTATCAAAAGATAGCAGACTATTATGCTCACTCAGATAAACAAGTACAGGAATTAATGGAAAATTCTGCTCTCGTTATAATTGATTTTAATAAGGCTATCGAATTGGGGTATGTTAAACTATCTCAGGAAATAGCCGATCAATACACTGCGGATTATGATGAAGACTAAAGACTTTGCAGCCTTCATCCTGACACACGGCAGATCAGATAGAGTTCATACATATAACTCTCTGAAAAAAGCCGGGTATAGTGGCAAAATATATATTATCATTGATAATGAAGATAAAACGGCAGATGATTACTATAAGCGTTTCGGTGATCAGGTAATAATGTTTGATAAGAAAGCTACGGCAAGTACGTTTGATGAGGGGGATAACTTTGAAGATAGAAGGACTATCGTTTATGCCCGGAATGCGTGTTTTAAAATTGCTGAAGAATTAGGAATAAAATACTTTATAGAATTAGATGATGATTATACTATATTCGCATATAAATATGATAATAATGATACGTTTAAACAGAATGGAATTAAAAGTATAGATAAAATATTTGATATACTTATTAGCTATCTTAAATTAATTGCCGCTAAATCTATCGCTTTTATTCAAAATGGAGATTTAATAGGTGGTGGCGATAACTCACATTTAAGAAATAATGACTACCCTTTTAAAAAAAGAAAGGCCATGAATACGTTTATCTGTATGACAGAAAGACCTTTTAAATTTATAGGACGAATAAACGAGGATGTTAATACTTATACGAGACAAGGAAGTATTGGAGATATATTTATGACTATCCCTCGAATATCAATCAATCAGATAACTACACAAAATAATTCGGGGGGCATGACCGATGTTTATTTAGATAGTGGGACATATATAAAATCATTTTATACAGTTATGTATCATCCGTCTGGAACACGAATAAAGATGATGGGTGAAACACATAGAAGGTTACACCATAGTATAAAATGGATGAATACGGTTCCAATAATATTGGACGAAAGTTATAAAAAGCAGTGACGAAAAGTAACTCTATAAAAAAAGGAGCAATGATCGAGGCACTTGTAAAGGCTCTCGGTGTTGTTACTATTGCCTGTAAAGAAATAGGAATTGCACGTAAAACTCATTATGAATGGTATAATGAAGATACCGAATATAGAAAGGCTGTTGATGATGTTTCGGATGTTGCTTTAGACTTCGCTGAGAGTATGCTTCATAAGCAAATTGAAAATAAGGATACGGCAGCGACAATTTTCTATTTAAAGTGTAGAGGCAAGAAACGTGGGTATATCGAACGTTCTGAAATGGATGTTAATATTAAAGAAATGCCTAAACTTCCTGACATAATAATCAAATGATAGAACAGACAATCTCCGAGCCACAGCGTGCAATATTGAAAAGCACGAAAGCAATGAACTTGTTTCTCGGAGGTGTCGGATCAGGTAAGACTTATCTGCTCGGAATAAAGACATACCAGCTCATTAAGCAGTTCCCTGAAGTGCGGGGCTTTATCGGTGCAAACACGGCAATGCAGTTGACGCAATCGACGCTGTTTCGTATAAGAGAGTATTGGAAGAGCATCGGAATAATTGAATACGACAAAGAAGGTTCACCGTTGGGGCATTATGTTGTGGGCAAGAAGCCACCGTCACATTTCAGCATTAAGACACATAACTTCGACAGTTACTATAATATCATATCGTTTATTAACGGGTGTGTTGTGTTCATTGGTTCACTTGAAAATAGTGCTGCGCATTCTGGCAAGGAAATGGGTTGGGCTGTTTTAGATGAAACCTGGGACACGAGAGAAGAAGATGTAAAAGAGATAATCATTGCCCGTATCCGTCAAAAGGGGATGTTTCTTGTTGACGGTGAACTGAAGGCCGAAGGCAAAACATCTGAACAATACAATCCTTTATTCATTGTGACTTCACCGGCAAAAGTTGACTGGATCAATTCGCTTTTCTCTCTTGAGACTTATATTGAGGAAATATCTGCAAAGATTTATTCTGGGGAGACGTTTTTTTTAAAGGAGTTTGATAATAAATGTGTTGTTATTTCGTCAACTTGGCACAACGTTCACAACGTCGGGGAGAATTATATCCGCAATGTTCTTGACAATAACTCTGACCAACGGGGCAAGGCATTGATATATGCTAATCCTTTCGTGAGTGCGGGTGGTGAGTTCTATTCTTCCTTTGACCGTCTTAAACACGTTGGCAAATGTGAGTACGACAAAACGAAACCGCTGCATATCTCATTTGATCAGAACTCAGTTCCGTATAACTCATGTTCTATTTGGCAGTTTGAACGTCGAGATGATATTTGGTGGTCGTATTGTATTGACGAAATCGCACTGGAGAATCCGCGTAATTCAACCGAGGAGGTATGCGAAGATATTTTAATGCGTTATGCCGGTCATAAGTCAGCTATCTACTATTACGGTGACGCTTCGGGTAAGGCACGGTCTACGATGAATAAAGAGTTTAAGCATCATTATGAGATCATTGAGTATAAATTAAGGAGGTTCTTAACTAACGGCTCAGCAAGGATGATGCGACAGAACCCTTCAATTACTAAGCGTCGTGACTTTATAAATCGTATCTTTGAGGAGAAATTACCGATAAGAATACTCATTGATGAAAGCTGTAAACTGATGGTCGCTGACATGATGTACGTTAAACAGGATATTAACGGGGCAAAGGACAAACATATTGTGACTGATAAGGAAACAGGGGATAAGTATCAGAAATATTGTCACCTCAGCGATGGCTTAGATTACATATTTTGTGAAGTATTTAACAGTTATTATAAATAGACAATGAATAAGTTAGAAGGCTTTCAGGAACTGCGGCGCATCATCGCAGACAGCGTGACCCACCGGGACTATAAACACGTTTGCGACCTTGCGGAGAAATATTATAAGATGGTTTCAGGTGACGGTATCAGTGACCTATTGGAGCAGATCATCACACGTGAATCGCAAGCTGAGTTTGATCAACGCAAAAGGTTGACAAATTCCATTATCCCTCCTACACTTGCCTCGACAAAGTTGTCATTTCAAAAAGCAGTCCGCAAGAAACCTAAAGTCAGAAAGATCGACTGGGAGACTGAAGGCGATTATGAAAAGCGTCAGGCAGAACTTGAATTGAAAATAGCTGAATATTGGGGTGACGCCTCACTTGAAAAGTTCTTCGAGTATGCTTATGTAGATTACAACTACCTTGACCCGAATGCTTTTTTGATTACTGAGTTTGACGAGTTTGATTCGAACAAAGAAAAAGCGAAACCTTACCCGTTCATTGCTACATCGCAACAAGCGATAATGTTTGAGTTCAAGAATAACATCCTTCAGTACCTGGTTGTCAAGTTGCCGATTACGCTTGTCGATGACAAAGGTAAAGAATACGAAGGTTCGAAATACACTATTTATCTTGGCACGGATACGATTGTTTTCACTGAAGTAAGGGATAAGCCGATGTTTTATACACTGGATAATGATTTCCCCGAAGGCATTGAGATAGGGGGCAAATATTACACGGTTGGCTACTTCATTCCCAAAGGTGATAAGATACCCGCCCGAAGATTTGGTTTTAAACATGACTCGCAGACACAGGGGCGCACGTTTGTCTCGGTGTTCCATGATGTTATTCCTTACCTGAATAAAACGCTGAAGATCGACAGTGAGTTGGATCTTTCAACAGCTATGACGGCATTTCCGCAGCGTTTCAGGTATGTCAATCCCTGTCCTAATCCTGAGTGTAAAGGTGGCAAGTGTTTAGACGGTACGACTTGCGGAGTATGCAAGGGTACAGGCCGGGAGCCGGTTCATGCCTCGACAATGGATATTCAGACACTTGAATTGCCACGTGACCCGACGGAGATGTTTGATCTCGAAAAACTATTGGTCTATAAGTCGCCTCCTATTGAACTTCTGGACTTTCAAGAAAGGTATATACAAGGCTTACGAGCCTCTATCTACCTGATGATGTTCAACAAAGAACTGATGACACGCAATGAACTGACCAACACGGCAACCGAAGTTAAAATCACTGAAGACAACATGAACGACACTCTGAAACCTTTTGCTTCAGGGCTTTCTACATTGTGGGAGTTTGTTGTTACGGACATAGCTACTTTTACTGACTTGGGCAAAGGACTGATCGTCGAACACCAGTACCCGGATGACTTTAAATTTAAAACTCAGTCTGACATGATGGACGAATTAAAGAGGGCAAAAGATGCCGGTGCTTCAACATCGACGATTGCAGCTATTGAAGATGACATTAACGAGATGTTATACGCTGACCGTCCCGAAGAGTTGAAGATCATACGCATAAAGAACTCATATAACCCGTTTAGGGGCTATTCAGAAGAGAATGTACGACTATTGATATCGCAGAACCTTACAACGCATTACAACGCTGTTCTGTGGGCAAACCTTGAGAGTATCTTCAATGATCTCGAACAGGAAAGCGAAGTTTGGATTTATGACATGGCTGATGATGTTATAACTGAAAAGGTTAAGGCTAAGTGCGAAGAATACATTTTGCAAATGGAAGAGGCCAAGCCGAAAGAGCCGGAATTAACGTTTACAGAACCAATAGAAACAGAAGATGAGGTTTGAAATATTAAGGTCGAAAGGTATTCAGCATAACAAACTGGATATGTACTACTACTTTGTGCTTATTGCACGTAACGGTGAGTGTATTGCCACTTCGGAAATGTACAACAGCAAGCAAGCGGCAAAGAAAGGTATTGCGGCTGTAAGAAAATGCCTATTTGCGAGGGTAGTCGATAACTCAAGCATATTAACTGTATGAAATTCAGTTGTATAACTCCCAGCCTACTCAGTAACTACCCCGGTGCAGCCTCCCGTCGTGAAGAAAAATTGATCCGTGCTGTTCAGTCAATATTAGACCAGACCTTTACAGACTTTGAATTACAGGTCGTTGCTGACGGTTGTCAGTTGACAATGGATTTAATGAAGCAATTCACTGACGAAAGGATAACGACTACTTTGATTAAGAAAGCCCCGATGTGGGATGGTGCGCCACGTAACACTGGAATAGACAAGGCAACAGGTGAGTTTATTATTTACTGTGACATTGACGACTATTGGGGGCCGGATCATTTGCAGATCATTGCGGATAATCTCAAAGACTATGATTGGGTGTTTTATAATGACATTGTTTACTCCGGTGGTGATTGGGTAGAGCGCAACTGTGATATAAGGAAGTTAGGGCAGAATGGAACGTCGAACATTTGCCATAAAAGGGAGTTGTGTGCACGTTGGGGTCACAGGGGTTATGCTCACGATCATTATTTTAATCAGAGTTTGATGATGAAGTCAAGAAAATTTGGTAAGATTGTAACGCCGGAGTATTTTGTGATGCACTTGCCTTCAATGTATGACTGGTGATTATTAAGATAAATGGCTAAAATGAAAATCGGGGATGTAAGAATAAAGATATTCAGCAGAGATCACGGCCAATGTTTTAAATGTGGCTCAACGACGGGATTAGTATTAGATCATCTTTTGCCTAAACCCAAGTATCAATATCACGTTGTAGACAATCTGATAACATTATGTTGGAGGTGTAATTATAAAAAGGGGACAAATCGATTATCGCAAAAAGAGGAACAATCTGTTTATAATTACCTTATAAAAGCAAATCGATGTTTTCCTGTGATTGAGATAATCGAAATGAATGAGGTATTAACTGAATATTTTACTAATGGAGCGGGGAAGACAGGATACGGGCGCAAGAAAAAAGATAAGTTACGACTTACTGAGTTGCGATACTTGGCTTCAAGGACTGACGAGGAGAGAAAATCACTTGAGCAAGCGAAGAATTATAATATTTCTGCTGAAGAATATGATCAAGCTATGAAAGGGGCTGTAAAAAAAAGATAAAATATCGATAATGTACGGAATATTAAATTGAAATATTATGCCAACAGTTGCCGCAGTTACAATAACCTATAATCGCCTTGATTTAACGAAGCGGACAATAGAGAGCTTTGAGAGTAAGACCGGAGTTGACTTTCATTTGTTCATTGACAACGGTTCGACGGATGGAACCATTGAATGGTTAAAAGACCGCAACCGGATTGAACTCGAAGAGAACAAAGGGATTGCAGCGGCATTTTATTACGGTGTGCAGAACTTACTCGATTACGACTACATCCTGAAACTTGACAACGATGTTGAAACAGTAACAGAGGATTTGATCGCAAAGATGGTCAAGTTCATTGAAATTGCCGGTCCTCATGCTGCTTCACCTCCTGACCTTTTAATTGACCCTAACTTTTATCCTAATATACTACGGAAACGCATGGTCGCAGATCGGGCGGTTGAATATGTCTCTCATACCGGCGGAGCCTTTCAACTTGCCCCCACGAAGTACGTTAAGATGCTCTGTGATGACTTTGTACACTTAAAGCAAGGAGACTATTCAATCGGAGGTTTCTATCGTACAAAGGGCTGTCCTCCATGTTATCTGAAAGACTATGCCATGAAGCATATAGGATTAAACCAGTCAACACCGGGAAACGTATATATATTTTAAAAGAAGTATGATGAAAAGTTTTTCAGTACAAAATTACAAGGTTAATGTCTGTTACGATATTGACGAGTGGGGCAAAGAGTTCTATGGTATGCCCGAAGGAGCGGAGATTGATAATAGGTCGGAATTAGAATCAGAGTGTATGGGATTTGCCCAACCGGAGGATGACGAGATATGGATATTTATTCCTTCGGTCTTTGACAATGCAGATTTATTAACAACCGTTGCTCATGAGGTTGGTCATGTGATGGAATGGAAGGACAGCGACTATGATGACGATAAAAGAGAAGAATGTAGGGCTATTCATTATGAGGGCTTTTATTTGTTAGTCAATCGGATTATAAAAACCATCAGCGAATTATGAAAACATACAACTTAGGTGTGTTCGGGCCGGTGAGGACAAAAGAGGAGATTGAGGCTGTTGCCAAAAAGATTGAGGAGGCTGCAATTAAGGCTATAATGGAGGATAGAAAATGAAAATAGCAGTCGTTTTAAGAAAGGGACGAAACTTTAAGGGTCAGAAATTAGACGAGAGTAATCTTGGATCTGATGTTTTATTTTTGCATGAAGACAGGGTTTATAGGGCAGGCAACAGATATCATAATCTTGTTGAGGGATATAGTATTAAACGTAGAGAGTTTATAGATACCTTTGACATGAAAGATATTAATATAATAAATATGCAGCGGTGAAGTATGATTTAATAATGGTCGTCGCCTCACGGGACAGGTCACTTATAGAGATGACCCAACGGGCAATTGACAGTTGTTTGGCTGACGGGGCTGACGTGAACGTTATTTTAATCGAAACTTTCAGAAAGACACATTACCGAGGGGTAAACAATTATATACTTTTTACAGAGACGTTTAATTACAATCGATGTCTGAATGAAGGATTAAAACATAGAATAGGGGATATTCAAATCCTGGCAAACAACGATCTGATCTTTCACAAAGGCTGGTCAGAGATAGGCGGTATCATGCAAGAGAACGAAATCATGTCAGCCTCAGCTTTGAGTAATGCCATGCAGCACCGCAATCTGACTAAGGGCTACAACGCTTACAAAGGTTACAACATAGGATTATTCTTCACAGGTTGGTGTATATTTCAGCACAAAGATATTTGGACAAAGATTGACAAACTGGATGAATACTATGAGTTTTGGTATTCTGACAACGTTCATGCCGAACAATTGAAAGCCAAAGGTATCGAACACTGGTTAATATGTGCTGTTCAGGTTGACCACATTACCTCTCAGACGCTTGTTAAAACAGATCGTAAACTTAGACAACGTTACACTCATGCCTCGCAAAAAAGGTTACATAGGAATAATTGACAGCATCTATCAATGGGCGTTCGAAGATACTGCGCTTTACTTTTGGGTCGAGGCTCAGAGAAGCATTGTCCCAGCGATAACCATTGAGCAGGCTATTTACAGTTATTTCAAGTACCTTTGCATTGAGGACTTTAATATCGAGAGCGCAATGGCGACATATTCAAGGTTAAAAAAACAGTTTTATAAGCCGAATAAATAAAAAAGGTTTATATTTGAATGACTAAACTATAAGACATGAGAACACAAAACACTATTAGAGACGAAAGAAGCATTCCTATTTATGATTCAAGCGAATGTGTACACCCATCCAGTAATCAGGTTTGTATTACCGATAAGAGAGATATTAATGAAATAGACAGAAGAATGAAAAAACAATCACGTCAGCCATTAAGGGATGAATTGTATTCTGTAAACCCTGATTTTGATGGCATATATTCTCATCCTGAAAACAGATGAATGAACTAAAACTAATGGTAGTTATACGAAAAATATTAAATATTGTATTAGACCGTAATGTGTCTTTACT